AAGCGGCTGTGGTCTCAACGCAGAGAGGACATGGAAGCCGCGAAAGAAAGTCGAGACCGCATGGATCGCAGGCTTGATGAAATTGCGTCGGACATAAAGACGCTGCTAAGGGGAATGGGAAAATGAAAACCAGCATCAAGGGACTAATTGAGATTGCCCGCGAGGAGGGGCTTGTGCCTGCGCCATATCTGGATGCCGTGGGTGTCTGGACGTTTGGCATCGGACACGCCGCAACATCTGGCCTTGAGCCGGACCCAAGCAAAATGGCGCGCGGCATGCCTGCCGATCTGGACGCTGCCATTACGCTGTCGTTCAAACTGTTCCGCGATCATCTTGGCGTTTTTGAGCGTGGCGTTTTACGCGCTATCACCGTGCCAATGACGCAAGCACAGTTTGATGCGTGTGTTTCGCTTTGCTTCAATATCGGCGTGGGTGGGTTTGGGACGTCATCGGTTGCGCGGCACATGAATGCAGGCAACCCAAGCAAGGCCGCAAATTCATTCCTGCTCTGGAACAAGGGCCGCGTAAACGGCAAGATGGTGCGCATTGAAGGGCTGGCCAATCGCCGAGACCGCGAAAAGCTGATATTTGAAACCGGGCGCTACCCCGGCGGCACCATTCCTGTCATGGCGGTGTCTGCATCAAACAAGCCTGTTTATAGCCGAGTCGTGCGCCAATTAACCGAGGCGCAGGTCACGGCATACCTACAGCCCCCGGTATCGCGCCCCACACCGCGCCCTGCGCCCCATGACACATCTGCGCCCGCCACGGGCATCATGGCCACGCTAATGGCCATCCTGCGCAGTCTGATAGGCAAAACATGACACTGGCAGAAATCACGGCTGTTCTCGCGCCGTTTGTTCGCATCGCGCTTTATCTGGTCACTGGCTGGATCAGCAGCGAGTTCATCGACCCGGAAACCGTGGACTTGATCCGCAATGAGCCAGCATTGGCGGCGCTAATCACGGGCGGCATTGCTGCGGTCTGGTATACGCTGGCCAAGCGGTGCGGGTGGGCGACGTGATCTTGTCCGCAATCCTATCCAGCCGCCCCGTGCGCTGGATTCTAGGCGCAGGGGTGGCGGTCCTTGCCTTTCTGGGCATCATCATGGCCCAGCGACGTGACGCCATCACACAATCGGAGTTAGACGACCATGAGAACGCTGCCGATATTCGCGCTAGGACTGAGCGCAACCTTGCTGATGAGTTGCGCAAGCACGACGACGCCGGGTGGCGCGACAAGTGACGAGATTTGCCGTCAGTGGGGCGCATCATTGCCCACACGGTCGATTGCAGACACCGCACAGACTGCCGACGAAATACAGGTGGCCTATGCAACCTTCGCGCTGGCCTGTCCTGATCGGGCGTGGATGATACCATGACTGATCCGCTGCGCGTATCCTGCCTCCATGAGGCGGCAACCCTGACCGCGGGCGATAGGGAAATTACCTACGGCCCGCCAGTCCAAAACATGCAGCACGTTGCGGACATATTCAACGCATGGACCGGGCGAGACCTGACCGCGCGGGAAGTGGCCCAGCTTCACATTGCCACCAAGCTGGCGAGAACGCAGACAAGCCCGACACACCGGGACAGCTACGTTGACACAATGGCCTATCGTGGGATTGAATACGAATGTGCGGTTGCCGCACTGAAATAAGGGAAAGACACCATGAAACATCTACTCGCCGCCGCACTTGCTATTGCCGCATCTACCGCGACCGCACAAGACCTGCCCTGTCTGTCGCCTGAACAGACGCCGCGGATCATGGGGCAGGGTAGCGGCCCGGTGCAGATTTGGGTTCACGCAGATGGCGCGCGGTTCATGTTTTTGATATACAGCGACGGCACTGAATGGTGTGACGGGGAGTTGATGTAATGCCTACGCCGCCTCTATCACATGAGGCGATGCAGGAAGCCGTTGACGCCGTAAGAAAGCACGGCTCGCAATCCGCTGCCGCGCGGTGGCTTAAAATGCCCGTAAAGACATTCAACGGCCGCTATAAGCGCGCCGTAGATGCAGGGTTACACCTGTCCGAAGGCGCAAGGGCCATGATGAAGCTGTCCGGTCTGGGTGGCGCGGAAATCAAGGGCGGGTGGGTTGCGGTCCTAGATGACAGCGGCCAAAAGATCGGCAACAACCGATGGACCGCGCCAACGTCATCCGAAGAAACAAGCCAATTCCTTGACATGATACGCGGCGCGATTGACGATCTGCGCGACGAAACATTCCCGGCGTATGAAATCCGGCCCGCACCCAGTGGCGATTGCCTCCTGATCGTTGATCTTGCAGATGTGCATGTTGGTAAGATGTGTGCTGAGACTGAAACGGGCCACACCTACAGCCGCGAAATTGCCGTGCAACGCATGGTGGAAGGCACGCGCGAACTGATCCGCAAGGCATCAGGATCCGGCATCGGGCGCATTCTGTTTGTCTTGGGTAATGACATTATACATGTGGATAACGCGCGATCTACCACGACAAGCGGCACGCATCAGGACAGCGCGGGTAGCGTCCATCAAATGTATCGGGATGCCTTCGCGGGGTACGTCAAATGCATTGAACTTGCACGCCTGACCGCGCCGGTTGATCTGATATTCTGCCCGTCGAATCACGATTGGCTGATGGGTTGGTGCCTGGCGCGCGAAGTGGGCGCGTGGTTTAGAAATGCGCCGGATGTGACCGCGACAGAATATAACCTGTCGGAAATGCACCGCAAATATTACAGGTTCGAATCCAACTTGATTGGCATGACACACGGCGACGGCGCGAAAGAAGCCGACCTGTATCCACTGATGATGACCGAGGCCCGCGCGCATGTTTCAGATTGTCTGCACCGCTACTGGTATCTTCACCACGTCCACCACAAGACGCGCAAGGCGGTGGGCGTCACGACACACAAGCGCGAAAAAGATCACATCGGCATGACCATGATGCACAACGCGGCCCGCAGTATGGAAGGCGACAACATCCAGATTGAGCATGTCCGCAGCCCGTCATCGCCTGATGGTTGGCATCACCGAAACGGGTACATCAACCGTCAGGCGGTGGAGTGCTTCGTACATCACCCACACGACGGGCAGGATGGTCGGTTTACGGTGTGGTTTTAGGCGACTTACCTAGCGGTCAGGGCGGGTTGCTTCACGGTGTCACCACATAAAACGCCACACACATGGCGATGATGAGTAACAGACTGATGGCGTCGCGGATCAAGCCTGGGCGTTTGCGGGGCATGTTACCTCCGGTGCGCAGGTTGGCAAAGCGAGGGTGGTTGTTGTCAGTCATAGTCAGGATCCTCCTGTTCAAATTCGAGATCGTCGGCCAGCGCATAGATCGCCTCTTGCAGATCAACCGGCAGCTTTGACACATCGACCGCAACCCCCACGTATCGTCAGATCGTTGATCGCCACATTATCCCACTCGATCCAAGTGGGCGAGCGGTCCACGCCATAGTCGGTGACAACGCCGGTAGCGCTGAACGCCACCTCCACCTCCTCGCCGTTGTGGTTTGCAATTCCGTATACCATTGTCAGTAACTCCCGTTGTTATTTTAAATGGACTTAGCTATTTCAGCCAAGGCTTGCCGCCGCTAAGGTCGGCACAGTTGGCGAATATGCCCGTAAAATCCGTCTCAGACCCGCCAGAAAAGTCAATGGTAGGGAATGCGCTTTTCTCCGCCCACTCCTTTCCTTCATCCGTTTTCAGGAACGCGGCCTTTAATTCCTCTTCTTCCGCTACGCGCCTCTCTTCTGCAGCGGCCCGCGCGTTGTCGGCGTCAATGGTGTCTTGGTGCATTGCGATATAAACGCCGCTGTCGTCCTCGTCCTCCATATCGTAAAGAAATGTGCCTGTTTTGTGGGTAACTCGGAGCGATCCGCGAATGTCTATCGTCAGACCTGCATCCTCAAAAAGGCGGACGACATCTGCTTGTGTTAGGTTTTTCATTTGGTGTGGTTCCTTTGGTTGGTGTGTTTCAGTAACCTACAATTACCCGTTATTACCACCCGCGTCAAGCAATAATTTTGCAAAATCCTCAGCCGTGCAACAAAACCCACCGACACCGCCGAAGCCCCGAACGGATTGCAGGAAAGCGGCCTGCGCCTGGCCGCGTTTGTCGCCGGGCGTTAGGTGCCAGCCGGGCTTTTTGGTTTCAACCGCTAGGAACACGCCAAGCGTTTTGCCAACGTGTGACGGCTGCACAACCACGGGCAAGATGCCGATCAGGTCTGACGACTTCCACCGGGCATTCAGGGCGGGCGATTCATTGCCCAGCCCGAACCGGATCAGGCGGCCCGTCTGGTCTGTCATGGCCCCAGAATTATTCCGGAATAGCGGCACACCAGCCCGGCCCGCTGCCAAACGTATCTGTGCCGCCCCCGCCGCCTCACTGTGACGGGCCGTGGGGGCGGGCAAGGGCATGACGGGACTCAGGATGCCTACCAGTTCGGCAATGGCCTGTGCGGGGATGTGGTCGCCCCACCGGGCTTGCCAGTCTTTGAGGGTCATGCGCCCGTCCACCGCATCGAGTAAAGCGTGCCGCGCAGGCGGGGCGACGCTACAAAATCCACTCGGATCGGATCGCCCTCGCCCTCGCCACCGGTCAGTCGGATGCCCTTGCCCTTTTCAATTACGTCAGCGGCTTTGATGAGGCGTGCCAGCACGGCAGGATCGTAGCACAAGCTGGCAGCGCTCCCGTCGCCCTTGGCCACCATGCGCCGCCAGTCGGGATATGTGCCGTCGATCACGGTAAATTCCAGCACGCCGACACGATACATTTCACCGCCTTCTCCATGGTTGATCACAAATTGCAGGATCCT